AAGACAACCCATTCACATCGATTATATTGCAAAGTATATCCTAAGAATTCCTGAGGATGAGGCAAGAGTTGAATTAAACAAACTTATTGAAGAAAATTTAATCGAAGAATCTACCTATGCAAAAGATTATTATGTGATTAAACCCTTGTAAATAAACAAATAATAAAAAAAAATAATATGTTTTGGATGTATTTTATTTTAGCGATTACAGTAGTTGCAAATTTAATCATAATGTATTTTATGATGGTAAGACCTCTTCAAAGAGAAAACAAGGCATTAAAAGAAGAAATGCATCAACAAATTAAAATTGGTTTCTATAAAGAAAAAGAAGATGAGTGAACAAGTAAATCACCCCCAACATTACGGAGGGGAAGACAATCCATACGAAGCAATCAAAGTTATCGAGGCGTGGGAATTAGATTTCCATCTTGGAAATACTGTTAAATATATTTCAAGGGCGGGAAAAAAAGAAAAAGATAAAGAATTACAAGACCTGAATAAGGCTCTATGGTATCTACAAAGACGAATAGATAATTTAAAGAATAGTAAGATATGATAGAAACAGGAAAAATATTACAAGGTGATTGTATCGAGGTAATGAAAACATTACCGTTAGATTGTGTTGATTTGGTTGTGACATCACCACCATACAATGTTGGAATCGAATACGATAGTCATGACGACAGAATGAGTATGGAGGATTATTGGGAGTTTTCACGAAAATGGTTGACCGAAGCGTACAACACATTGAAAGATGATGGTAGAATTGCTGTAAACATCCCATACGAAGTGAACGTACAGGATAGAGGTGGACGAGTATTGTTCATGTCAGAGTTTTGGGCCATCATGAAACAGGTTGGGTTTAAGTTTTATGGTCTTGTTGACCTTGATGAGAATTCACCACACAGAAGTAAGACCACAGCTTGGGGTTCATGGATGAGTCCTTCAAGTCCTTACATCTACAATCCAAAGGAGTGTGTTATCTTGGCTTATAAGAAAGACAGGATTAAGAAAATTAAAGGTGAACCACAATGGAAAGCTGACATGGTTGACATGGAACAGGAAGATGGTACCGTAAAAACCAAAGCGGTATATCAGGATGATGATAAGAAAGAATTTATGTCTTTGGTTTATGGTCAGTGGGAATACTTTGCGGATACAAGACAACAAACTAAGGCGACCTTCTCAATGGATATCCCAATGAAAGCAATTAAGATTCTTACCTATAAGAACGATGTAATTCTTGACCCTTTTGCTGGTAGTGGGACTAGTTTATGTGCGGCTGAGATTAGTGGAAGACGATGGATTGGGATAGAATTGAGTGAAAACTACAGTAAAGTTGCTCAAGATAGAGTTCAACACTTTATTGACCGAAATAAACAAATTGAAATGGAATTTAAATAAAAGGGTTTAAAAACCCTTTTTTTTGTTTTATGGATATTTATTAATAAAATAACCTAAATGGCGAACATATTAATAACTGAACGACAACTCGCTTTAATTACTAAAGACCAAGCATTAAAAAATGTGACATCTATTAATGAATCTGAGTGGTATAATACAATTGGTGATATTGTAGGTATTATTGACCCAACAGGAGTTGTTGACCTTGTTAATGGAGTTAGTTATTGGAATCAGGGTGATAAGTTATTTGCATTATTATCTTGGATTTCAGTTGTTCCATATGTGGGTGATGTTTTAGCCAAACCTGTTGTTGGAGCACTAAAAGTTGGTGGCAAAACTACAAAGGCATTTAGAGGAGCGGTAGCTGCTGGTGATGCATTTAAAATTGCGGAAACTGCTAAAATTGCGGGAGGACCAATTGCTAAAATGGTTGAGAGTGCACCTACTTGGGGTGGTAAATTATTACAAGTGTTAAAAACTGCCGTTGGTAAAGTACCTGGAATTGGTGGACCATTAGTTAGAGCCGTTGAAGAATTTGTTGGTATTTTTATTAAAGCAAGTAAAGAAATTAAATTACCAACAAATATTAGTAAAGGAGGTAAAATAATTAACGTTGAAAAAGGATTATCTTCCTTAGAGAAACAAACATTAATGAAATCTCTTGAAAAAGAACAGGGTAAATTATTTAGGGGAAATAAAGACGTAAGAAATTCATGGTTAAAATATATGAAATCTGACGCATCTTTAGGTCAAAAAATTTGGGCAGGTGTCCCAAGATTATTTGGTGGTAATCCTGCAACTAGGTCATTAATGAAAAGAACAAAAACTTATTTAGGGTTTTTGGACTGGTTAGGTTTTGGTAATTTTGTAGGACCTGACGAATTATTAGGAAAAATGCCAAATGCCGAACAAAAATGGAATGAGTATTCTCAAACACCTGAAGCTCAAAAAACTTGGAATCAAGAAATAGGTGAAACACTTCCTAATCAGAGTATGGGACAATCATCAGGACCTTCATCTCGTCCTTCATCGTCAAGTGGTGGACCAGACCCAATTCAAGGATTTATGTCAGATATTTTTGGTGGACAATTAAAAAACGCCGCCTTAATGGCAATATAATATATAAGAAATGAAAGAAGAATTAATTTTAAAATTAGTCCAAATACAAAATCAATTTAGATTTTTGCATTGGCAAACATTTGGAGACGCTAAGCATAGAGCTTATGGTGGAATATATGATTCATTAGGTGAACTTATAGATAAATTTACTGAGACTATGATGGGTAAATACGGTAGACCTGAATTTAATGGAGAGTTTTCAATTATGTTTCAAGATATTAAATCTTTAAGTGTTCAAGATTTTATGGACGGAATTACTGAATTTTTAGTTTCAATGACAGACCAATTAGACCCAAGATATGATACTGATTTACTTAACCTTAGAGATGAGATGTTAGGTGATATTAATCAATTAAAATACTTATTAACTTTAAAATTTTAACATGGCACAAAAAATCATAAAATTAACAGAATCGGATTTAACAAGAATTGTTAAACGAGTTATTAAAGAACAAACAGAGGGATATAATTACAATAGAGCAATCCAATGTTTTTTAAATAAAAAAGGTATTAAAGATGATGAAGGAAAAGCATTGGTAATTGATGGAAGTATTGGTAATTATCCAAACTCTAAATCAGCACAAGCAATAAGTAATTATCAGGCTAAAATCGGAGTATATCCTGCTGACGGAGTTTGGGGTCCAGATACTATGAGTAAGATGTTAAATAAAGATAAAGAGATGTTCAAGCAATGTGTTTCCGATTATGGTGATATCCTTGATAAAGGCGCTCACTTCTTTGGATTAGATTAATGAAAATGTTAATTAAAGAAACTGGAATAAGAGATATTTCAGCTTTAAGAAAAAGATATCCTAAAGCTGAAATATACTTTCACCAAGATTTGGATGGAGTAACAACTGCAATTGCAATGAAAAGATACCTTGAAAACAATGGTATTGAAGTTGTAGGTACTCACATAATCCAATACGGTGACAAAGAATTCTCAGTTAAAAAGAACGACGCACAGGGAGATGTGATGCCAGTTCTTGTGGATTTTGCTCACGGTAAGCCAATGTTCGTAATTCATACGGACCACCACGACAAACAAGTCGGAGTTGAAAAAGGTACTTCAAAACAATTTAGAGGTGCTCGTTCAAACGTAGAAACAATATCACAAGTAGTATCGCCAAGAGATTTGTTTCCATCATCAGACATTTTATTAATTAATACTGTTGATTCTGCTGATTATGCTAGACATGACATTACACCTGATGAGGTGGTTAATTACATTTATCGATTAGATAAAGACAAACCACTTCAAAAGAATAAAATGTTATTAGGTTTGGTTATTAATAAATTATTGTTGGCGTTTAAAAATAAACCAGGGTTTTTAGAATCATTAGTTATGGATTCAGAACCATCTTTAATGTCTATTTTAAATAGTATTAAAGATTGGATGAAAAAGACAAACTCAGCTAAACCTGAAGAACTACAGAAAAACGCTGAAGATTATAAACAAAATATGAAGAACTATCCAAGAGTCAGTGATAGTATCATTTTTCAATATGGTGGTGGTAATATGTTTAAACCTGGTTCTTATGATAGATACACACCATTTAGAAACAATCCTGAGGCAGACTTTTTAATTATGGCATGGCCAATGGGATTGGTTCAAGCATCTTGTAATCCATTCAAAAAAGAAAGAGAATTAAAAGGTGTTAACTTAGGTGAAATTGCTCAAGAAGTTATAAGTAAATGGGAAGACCAACTAAAACAAAGAACAATTCCTCTATCAACTATTAAGTGGGTTAGTGAAACTTCTGTGGGTCCTGAAAGTATTGGATTTACATTTAAAGACTTTGAAGCGTTATATGGTGATAAGTTTACCACTATAGAAGGTGGTGAAAAAGTTTTGGACCATATTCAAGATATGATGGAAACACCATTCAAAGATTTAACTGAAGAACATAGAAATATGTTAGACAAGATTGGAATCAATGCGTGGGATTTAATTCAATCAAATTCAGGTGGACACAAATGTATTACAAACATTTCTGGTTTAAATTATTTAGGTAGAAGTAAAAGACCACCTCAATCTCAAAATAGATATGACTCTGAAAGAGATGATTCACCTTCAGTTAAGTTTACAAAGATGATTGCAAATGAGTTTGAAAGAAAACTTAAGGAAAAAATTGCAGAATCAAAGTAAGTATTCAACTGCATCACCTGGCTCAATATCCAAGTATTCACAACTTCCACCTTCAACTTCCAATACAATATTTCCATTTCCACCATAACTTGGACATTCATTACCATTACAAGGAGGACAATTATAATGTATATTTACAATTACATTATTTCTAATGATTATAATATCTAATGGTATGATACAATTCTTCATCCAAAAAGATTGTTTGTCTCCACCCATCAAAAATAGTACACCATCAAAAGTAGAATCAAACCTTTTACCCATCATTCCAATTGATTTTGATTTTCGGTCTATTAAAGTTTTAACATTAAATGTATTGTCGTTGATTCTAACTTGCATACCTATAAATACAAATAATAGTTGAATATGACTTATTTTAAACTTTTTTCTAAAAAAATTTGACTTATCAATATAAATGTAGTACTTTTGAAATTGTTGGGTATATTTATATATTCAGTCAGAAATGACGGACATCCCCAAAAAAAGTTTCATAATATATATTTGACAAAATGAGAATTTTGTTTTAACTTTGTGAAACAATTGAGATGAGAGTCTCAAAAAAAATGTCCCACAGACATTTGATTATTTCAAAAAATAGTTTTATCTTTGTGGGACATTACTTTGAAAGTTCTTTTACTTAAGATATATCGCGAGATGGTAGCAGAGGTAGCTCGCAAGGCTCATAACCTTGAGGTCGGGGGTTCGATTCCCTCTCTCGCAACAAAAAAAAAACTTCACAAAAAGTTTGGTAAATTGAAAACTTTATCTTACCTTTGTGAAACAATTAAGAAAACGTTCTTTGAATTAAAGATATTGGGCGGTCTATAGTCCATAAAATAAACCATGAAAGTGGTATAAAGTGAATCATTTGGTTAAGTGGTTTGCGGCTTCCGAAAGGGAGCTCGAGTAGACAAGCGAGATATCGTTAGACCTTGAGTACCGAGGGTGACACTGTAGGGAAACTGGTTTAATGACCAAGCGATGTGGGTCGTTTGGTTGAGGTGGGAACACTAATAAGAATAACTTGTAGAATTATTGTAAGACACATGGTTATCCGACCATACTATTGCGTGATTCAATATTAAAGTGGGTTTAAAACCGAAAGGTAAGAGGTCGTACAGGTGGTGCTGGTGATTCCTTCTTAAAGTCTCTACCAAGGGATTTAAGATGAAACAAACTTGAAGTATGAAGATAGGGATATCTTAGGGAGTAGTTAAGTATCGTGTCGTTCAAAAGATGACATGGCTTGGTCGGCGAACCGCTACTTTCATCATCCACAACCGCAAACTTTGTTAATTGATGTTTAACAACTAAAAGATACAAGGAAAAGCGTTCGCCAGTCGTGATTGACAGGTCACTACATAGTCATGAGATGTTCATGGCCGTAAAGGGTCCCAAGCCCAATACGATTGTTGTGAAAGTTCTCTAAGTCCGCAAGACATAATCAGGGTGGCAACCTTGAAGAGCAACGAGTAAAAACAGAGTAGATTACGACTTAAGGATTGGTTAATCTAATTGACCGTGACTGAGAGGTACTTCTCAAAAGGAAGTGGAAATCGGAGTAAACAATAATCTCCTGTAAAGTCTCTCGTAAGAAGGTGTATTCTCAACCTGAAGCCAAGAACCCCGACAAGAAATTGTTCGGGGTTTTTTGTTTTATAGGATATTTATTATTATGAAAATAGTAATAACTGAACAACAATTTAAAGCCATATTTGAGAGTGATTCAAAACAACAACTAACAGAAAAATGTTGGAGTGGGTATACTCAAAAAGGTATGAAAACAATGTTTGGTAAAAAATATCCAAATTGTGTTAAAAAAGAAGCTGACGAAACAAATGAAGCTTCAAGTCCTGCACAACAAGCAGCAATTGCCATCAATATGAAGAAGAAGGGTATTTCACCCAAAAACGAAACTTTGTATGAAGATGAATATGGTTCGGTAGAAGAAACCAATTTTATTATTGGTGATTTAATAACCGAAGCGGAATATCAGGGAAGAAAAGTTCAGTTGGGTAAGATAATGCAAGGTGACATTAAAAAGTTCAAAGTATATGTTAAGAACGATAAAGGTAAGGTTGTTAAGGTAAACTTTGGTTTTGGTGGAAAATCGGCCAAAGGTAAAATAATGAGGATTAAAAAGAATAATCCTGAAAGAAGAAAGAACTTTAGAGCAAGACACAATTGTGATACTCCTGGTCCAAGATGGAAACCAAGATATTGGGCATGTAGAACTTGGTAATATGAAAAAAATAATTATTGTATTAATGTTATTGGTTCTTTCAGGTTGTAACAAAAAACATTACACTAAAAAACATCCTTGGCAACCAAAAAGAACACACCGTCTTGATTCAAGATACGAGAGATGTTATAATTGGTCCGAGATGGAAACCAAGATATTGGATATTTATAAATAAAAAATCATGAACAAAGAAAAATTTATTCTTCAAGAAGAAATTAATAGAATGAAAAAACTTGCAACTTATGACAAGTCAAAAACCTTGAACGAACAAACGGCAGGGGAAATGGAAGCAAGTGGGGCACGTTACAATGATAATGTTGCAAATAATGTAAAGAACATGGCTCTTGTCAAGGCTAAATCACCAAAGTTTCCATGTGTTTATTACAAGAAAGATAATTTGAATACTGAAGGACGTTATACACCAGCAAACATGGACTTTGTTAGATTGTTTAACCCCAACTCAATTGTTGTTTATTGGGAAAATAATACAATTAAAGAATATGTTAGAAATGGAAATGCATCAGGTGCCGAAACAAAAAAAGGTACTTGGAAATGTAAATCGGATAATTCAGGAGTTGATGTTGTTTGGGCCAATAATACCCCCGAGCAATCTAAGACACAACAAGCAAAAAAACCTCCATTAAAGGTAGCAGGACAATCAACACCAAATACAACAGAAAGTAGTATTGGTGTTATTTACCAATATGAATATCCAAAAGATACAAAATATCGTTATGGCGTAAAAGATAAAAAATGGTTTGGTAAGAACTTGGCCAATGGAAGAGAATTTGATTTATCAACTATTACAACAACTATTACCAATTTGAACAGACAATTTCCAAATGCGATGACACAGGTGGAAGAACCACCACTACCAGTAGAAAAACCTGCGGCCCCAAATCCCGAAACAGCAACACCAGGTGTTGTACAAGCACCAACAAAATAATAAACTTGACCCTCACAGAAATGTGGGGGTTTTTTGTTTATATGGAAATTTGTATTATCTTTGTTCCCATGAAAGAGGGAGTCAACATAGTAAACAGGAAAGCAAAGCATGAATACGAGTTCTTGGACACGTATCAAGCGGGTATGGTCTTGACTGGTGTTGAAGTAAAATTCATTCGTGATGGTAAGTTATCTTTTGTTGATTCTTATTGTATGTTCCAAGACGGAGAGTTATTCATGAAAAACGTATCCATCTCAGGTATTGGTAATGATAATATCAAAAGAGACCGTAAGTTATTACTTAGAAAACGTGAGTTAGTTAAACTTCAAAAGAGTTTGGATAAAGGTTTGAGTATTATCCCATACAAAATTTACCAAGTTAAAAACACCTTCAAGGTTGACATCGTACTTGCTCGTGGTAAAAAACTACACGACAAGAGACAGACCATGAAAGAAAAAGATATTCAAAAAGAAATAAACAGAACGATAAAATAAATATTATGTCAAAAGTAGATGAACTAAGATTAAAATTTCCAGGTGTAAATATGTCAACATTTACAAAATTAGTTGATAGTGATACTACACCAACCAAAAAGTATTTGGAGTACATGTTAAAAGTTTGGGTATCACGTGGTAAAAATAGTGATTTTATGTGTACCTCACCTCAATTAATCAAAGAGGTTAAACGATTTGATGAGTTGTTGGCGTATCACACAAACAAAGACATTTATTCAAGTGATTTTTCTAACTATCAATCGTTAGTTCACATGAACGAACTTGCTGAGATTGCAAAAGAAGAAAAATCATTTGATAGACAAGAACATGTTAATGTGCTTTACGAGGACAATGAAGTTATTATGGTTTCACCTAAAACTCACAGGGGTTCTTTAAGATATGGGGCTGGTACTACATGGTGCACCGCTTCTAAAAGTAATCCTAATACTTTCAATAACTATATTAGGAATGGATGTTTGGTGTATTTGATTGATAAGACTGAATCCAAAATAAAAAACTTTCAGAAGATTGCTTTTTATAATAATTCGGGACATTCTCTTTCTGGTGGAATTAGTGTTTACAGTCAAAATGATAACGAAATCGATGAATCACGTTTAGTTGAAAAAGGTTGGAAACCTGAGAAATTAGCTGAGTTGATGTTAAGGTTTCGAGCTTACCACGTGGATAGAGAGGCGGTTAAAAGGGCGAAGAACAAAGTTGAATCTCTAATTGATGCGATGAAAAACATCGACCTTAATGAACTTCATTCAAATTTAAAATACCTTGAAAAACGAGGAGAGAATGAATTTAAAGATGTTAATGATTTGGTTAATACTTTTGTAAGTACCGTTGAAAAAAGTTTGGAGAAATTCAATAATTGATTTGGTAGTTCGGAATTAAACACTATCTTTGTAGTCTAAATCAAAGGATATGAACATGGCATCACACAACATCAAGATTCAACACGAGACTTTCGGAGTATTATTGAATGAGACATTTGTTAACAATACTCAATTCAAGTTGTTCTTGAAAATGGTTCAGGGTTGTATTGAATTGAAGAACGATTTGACTTTTTTCAATGGTGTGGATTTCCTTGTTCATATCCCTCACAAACACTTGGTGAGTTCTATTATCACGACTAACGTGGACGCTTACACATTGGCGGAGCACTTGGTTGCCAAATCTAAAATGGAGGCGTTAGAGACAAAATGATAACTATTGAAGACATAAAGAAATGGGCTAAACCCCATCCAAGTCATAAATTAAGAGGTAGAGGTGGAAAACAAACAAGATTTGGTAACAATAAGGTTGAGATTTCTATTGTAGGTGGAGATATTGGGTTGTATGGTGATTTTGAAACCACATTTGAGGTTGCAATCTTTGATGTTCAAACAAAAGAATTCATTACAAAATATTTTTATCCTGATGCAACTCATGATATTCTTAGTTATCTGAATTCAGATGATGTTGAAAAACTTGTAAACTCTATAATTAAACAAGAAGACCTGAGTATTGAGGTATAGTTTCCTTGTTTAGAAAAACAAGGTGGTGGAAGTTTGACACATCCTGTCAATCCCAAAAAGAGAGGCTTCGGTCTCTCTTTTTTTATATTTGACCGTCAAAGTGTATGTGGAATCCTGTTTGGGAATATACTTTGTACGCCACATTATCCTTGATATTGTCTAAAAGTTCATCATATTCACCAACTTCACCCAACCCAACTTCTTCATAAATTTCGTCCAAAGTTAGTCCTGTTCCATCATGAATAAGTTGATTATCACCCCAACTATAATTTATCCAAACTTCAAAAGGAAGGTGACCGTCTTCGTCATCTTGAATTATTTTATATGAATCAATAATCAGGTAAATGTAAGAACCATCTTCTCCGACATCATCTAAATCAACTTTAAATCCAGGTTTGGACATAGCTCCCATTTTTGAGAAAGTCTTTCCAACAAAGTCGGTAACACCTATTACGCCAAGAGTCTCTAATAAGTTTTCATTAAATAGGTATGGGGTATAATCAGTATATTTAAAAACGCTTAACAGGTTTTCTGTTTGATTTGGATAATTAATTGAATTAAGTAATTTGAGGTATCGTTTAAGGTCCATAATTATAATATATAAGAGTGAAAGTTTGATGAATCGTCCCAACGAATTTGTAGGAGCTTATCAGATTGTAAACCTAATTTTGGTTCATCCAAATAAGAAATACAATAAAGAACATTTGTATCGACAAAATTTCTTAACTCGGCGGCTTCTTCGGTATAAAATAAAGTAATATAGTCATCACTTAGACGGTCAAAGTCATATTCGGACATGGCTGGTTCTTGTGTTCCTTCATTTAATTCACACAGATTTTTTATTTCATTATTCCAAGTACAAATATAACTGTAGTTATATTCAACCTCATCTGATTCAACTTCACCTGTACCATCACATGAACTACAAGTAATACCACCGTTACCACCACAATTGTGACAATATACCTCACCGTCACCACCACAATCACCACACTCTTCACCGTCTGAATCGGTACCATCACCACCACATTCCTCACAACTCGCTAAACCATTATGATTACAATAATCACACTCCACAACTCCATCCCCACTACAAGAATCGCATGGCATTTGTGAGTAATTTCCACTGGTAAAGAATAAAGAGGCAAATGATAGTCTATTTATCATATTATCACCCATTTTAAATTCACCTGTTTCTTTAAGTGAGTAAATGTATAAAATTATTTTAATTATTGAATCACTACCAAGTGCATTAAAATAATCTTTTTGAGACTCATATACGTTATTTGAAAATGAATCAAATACTTCTTGAGGGCTTTTTGGATTATCTGGTATTAATTCAGATATGTTTTTGGCTAATCTTTTTAATTTATCGTTCATTAGTCTATGTATGTAATAAATGTTGCTAATGTAAAATTGTGGGTGTCCTCATATTTGTAATCAACTCTGATTATCATTGGGTCTGAAACATGACAATTTGAATCACCTGAAACAAGTTTACCTTCTTGGGTTGGGGTATATCGTTTAATTACGGAAGTAAATTTATCACACATAATCTTCAAATCACGGGTAAAGTAATATATTTCATCCCCATCAAGAGCTCCGTCATATTCAAAGTCAACTTGGATATTAACTCTTTCAAGTATCCATTCCTTATCTTCATCTTCCATTTGCTCAAAGTCAATGTCAATATTACTGGTGACGAACTTTGTTTGTTCGAATTCCATTTTGTATAAATATTTTAATTTATCTTCAAGACGTTTTAGTTTATCCTTATCTAATCCCATAACTATAAATAGGTTTATTTTATAAAAATGAACTATTATATTTATAATGTAAAGAAATAACAATATGGGACAATACTTAATCATCACCGAAGAAGAAATTAAAAATCACCCAAATGATTTTGAATTGGGTAAACTTGTTAGAATGAAATACATCAAATCAATGGAAATCAAAGAATGCCCGATATGTGGGGCAGAAAAAAAATGCACTCCTGACGAAGAAAAAAAATTGTAAAAAAAATTTGTAGAAGTCAATTATTGTTGTATCTTTGTATTCACAAAACGATATGACTATGACAAACACAACCACCAACACAATCATCAAAGTAACTGAAGGAACAATGACAGGAGACGTATTCTACGGCTCTTTTGACACCGTATGTAAGGATAAAACCATCTCTGTAATGGTTTCTAACCACATCAAAGACCTTAATAAGGAATATGAGTTCCGTATTGCTGGCAAGTGTCAAGCGGGTTTCCTAAGCATTCACGACAAGAAAGGTACCGCTCATTCTGTTATTGCAGGGTACAAGAAAAACACTTTGGTAAACATCCAAGTTAAGGTGTCTTACGACAACGGAGTTGAATACTGGCACAATGTTTTCACTACTAAGGGTAACAAGTGGCACGGAATCGATAAAGCTTTCTTGGATGTATTGACCGTTGGTGATATGAGAAGTTCATTCCCTGACATGTGTGACATGAACATCTGGGACCGAATGGGAGCGAAGACTTGGGCTGACAAAGCCTTCACCCAAAATTAAAAAACATCGATACCCCTTGATAATACAAGGGGTTTTTTGTACCATTAAAAAAAAACAATTATGGAAAACATGGAAAATATCAAACAAAAAGTAAAAGGACTGTTGAAGCAAATCTCGTTTTATACGATTATTTCAATCAGTTTTGCAGGAGGTATCTCAATCGGATACTACTACGACTACATCAAAACAACATACAGCAAACGACCTCAGGTTGTCTCTGTTAGGAAATCAGAGGTTAAACTAGCAATGGATGAGAACAACAACTTATTAATTATCCAAAAGGGTGACGGGACTTATATCTTGTATCAAGATTCAATCGGTGTTCAAATCTTCAACATGTACGCAAAAAGTATCTATAAACCAGCAACTCCAACTAACTAATGGTAATAAACGGATTCAAATATTTCTATCTTATTTTGGTACTCTGTGTCATCGGAGCGGGTATTAGCTTGTTCAGCATGACGGCACCTGAAGAAGAATACAAATTGGAGGAAATGGGTGGGAAACAAAACTCACCCTACAGTCTTCAAATGTATACATCAATAGAGAAGTATTCGAAGTTGTATAAGGTACCAAAACACGTTGCCTACAACGTGGCTTATCGTGAGACAAGATATCAAGGACCATTTGATTGGAACTATAATGGAAAATTAATTTCATCATCAGGAGCCAAAGGACCAATGCAGATTATGCCAAGTACTGCAAATTACGTCAGTGGTAAGAAGATTAGTCAGAAGGACTTGCTCTACAACATTGACCTTAACGTTCAAATCTCCATGAAGTTGTTAAGTAAACTTCACAAGCAATACAAAGATTGGGCGGTGATATGTGGATACTACAATACAGGCCTACCGATTATCAACGATTATGCGAAGTTTTGTGCCTTCAACAAGGACTACAAAAAAAATTGGGTAAAATATTGAAATTAGTTTGGTGGTTCAAACTATTGTTGTATATTTGTATTCACAAAACGATACAAATATGACAACTACATCTACAATCCAAAACGTTAAGAACTACAAAGGTCAAAACCAATTCATTATGAAAATGAAAGACGTAATCGCAAAATACGGTCAATTAACACCAGCCCAAAGCGTGGCGGTTGAGAAAATCTTTAACGCACCCGTTGAAGCAAAACAAGTTGAGTTGACCGAGGACATGAAGAAGATTCAATCCTACACAGGTGAGAACAACTTCGTTAAAGACATCCAATCTAAATTGGAAAAGTATGGTAAGTTGACAGACAAACAAGTGTCAGCAGCAGTTGCTCAAATCGTAAAAGAGGAGAACAAAAACAAGACCATCAGTATGAACTGGCCAACTGAAGGTGAATCAATCATCTTGGCTCGTAAAATTGGTCAACAATTGAAAGAGACATACGGTTTGGAGTTCAACCCTGTGTTGATTGACATCACTCGTTTGTTGGGTGTTAGTCCAAAGGCGGTTAAGTTCGCAGGTAAGATGACCGTAAAACGTGGTAACATCTGTATGTGTTGCGGACGTGAGTTGACCGATGAGTTCTCAATGTTGACTAAGATGGGTAAGACATGTTCTAAACACATGAAGGTGGAGTACATCAAGAACAAGTCTGAAGTTGAACGTTTCCGTAACGATTACTTGAAACGAGTTGAGGAAATTGGAGAGATGGAGTTTTGGGTTCCAAAATCTCAAATCAAAAAATGGAATGGTATGACCGAAATGATGGTCCAATCCATCTAAAAAAAAGAAATCCCTGACCTTGAAAGTTGGGGATTCTTTTCTTATAATAGGGGTATGAGTTACATTATTATAAAGATGGTGAAAGATGCCACAAGAGAAAAAGAATTACCTGTTATTATTTTAGATAGTGCAGATGACGTATTAGAATTTGAAACAAAAGAAGCTGCTGAAGAGATGAGACTTCGGTTCGAAATCAACTCTGACTCAGGATATAAGTATAGAGTTAAAAAAATAGGAGACCCACATGATAACCATTAACAAAAAAGAACAAGAATTAATTGATGAAGTAATCCAAAACTTCGACTTCTATAAGTGCCAACTAATGATGGAATATATAGGTTGGAGATGGTTAACGCATAACGGGTACAGAGTCCCAACAAAATATGATTTAATTGAAAGTGCTAAAGATAGGATTAATAGTTCTATTGAAGGTATTAAAGAAGCTGGTCGAATGGGTTTAAACGAACCATATATAAGTTCTAGTGGAGGTTTGAAGGCTACGGTATACAAGAACCGATACGACCAAATAACATTCATTAGATTGGAATTTATATTCACTGAGTGGGATGCGGGTGATGATTAAATTTGACTTTTGAAATAAAACACTTATATTATACAAATAAGAAACAAGATTATGAAAGTAAAACAAGCTTTAAAGTACAAGAAGAAATTAGCTTCAAAAATGAACCAAGAGTTCAGTAAAGTTCAAATGTATAATTCTGTTGAGGAAGGTTCAGCACGAGTTTACGATGTTGTAGAATCAATGAGAAATTGGTTGACCATGAGTGAAGAATTGGTTGAATTAAAAACCAAATTACATTTGGCAAATGCTCCTGTATACGGTAAAATTTTCCGTATGTCTGAATTGAAATCTCAGTTGTCAAATCTAAGACAATTGGATTGTGTCGATGGTAAACACTTTGACCGTTATGGTAGAGGTGAAGCAGTTGTTAAAACTGCGAAAATTAGCGTATTGGAAAAAGACCAATTAGTTTTAACAATCGAAGAAGAAATTGAAAAACTCCAAGAGGAGTTGGATGAGCATAACGCTACAACATCCATCTAAGATATTGGGTTAAGTTGGAAGAGGGAGGATAATACGTTATCTACATACATCTAGAAACTTGATACCTGAACTGATACGTACTCAAATGTCAGTATTCAAATTGTCAAACCTTTCGATACCTCAAATGTTAAAATTCTTTTAAACATTTTATTCAACTTTTTTCACTTAACCCTTTTTATTGTATTTATTAATAATGAAAGCATGTTTCAAAGATATTAATAAATTCTCAACACCCGAACAAATCGAAGTTACGAAAGAGTTTGTTAAATTCTTGCAAACTCAATTACCTCTTACAGATGATGTATACATTACATTCACAGGTAATAGAGATATAAAGATGACCACAGGAGTTAGAATGCCAGGTCATAAGATATATGTATTAGCTCACAAAAGATTATTGATTGATATTTTTAGAACCGTCGCACACGAATGGGTTCATGAATACCAGCATCAAAAGATGGGACTTAAAGATACTGATAAAATACAGGACATTGGTGGTCCTGAAGAAAACATGGCAAATACTTTATCGGGAATTTTCGTTAAAAAATTTGATAAAGAAAATCCCCAATACAGTAATGTAATTTACGAACAGGATTAAAAGTTAGATTTACGAATTGTAAATTCCACAGTATCGCCAACTTCTTGACGAGTGATAACCTTTGTCCACAAATTCTTTTCTTTTAAATGGACTCTCCAATAAGGAGTTGTTTGTAATGTATTGTCTTGACCAATTCCATGGTACTCAACAGAGTCAATTACAAATTTCATTTTTGTTTCAAGGACATCAGGTTTCATATTACAAGATGAGATTAAACCTAACACCAATAATATATTAATATTTTTCTTCATAACTTTCAATTTTATCTTTAACGTATTCACGTATTTTTTTCATACTATCTAAGAACTCCATTCTTAATTTATGGAATTCCTCATCTTCAATTTCCTTGAATGAACTGTAATGTTCAAAACAATAGTCAATCCCTTCTTCCCTCATTCGGTAATCGACCGCCTTCCAATTGTCTAATTCTTCTTCTGTCATAATAACAAAGGTAATTAAAAAAATTCGTTAATCCAATGAAGAAAATAATCTTATCTTATCTTTTGCATTATCAACTAACCAAGGTTCAACATTTGGAACTTTAATAAGAAAACTCAATTCGTATTTATAACACCTTAACTCTTCTTCATGAGGTGGAAGGGATATTTTATTTTTAAGATAATATAAGTGTTTAGATTCATGTATAATGATGGCTGCAATATTATTGATTGAACCATATAACATATCTTTTTGAGTTATTAGAATTGTGGATGAGTCCTCAATAGTTGAAAACCCACCATTCCAATAAGAGACATGGTCACAAACTTTTATTAATAATCCGTACTTATCCGAATCGGTATTTCTTATTAGTGCAACTGCACTATCAACTCTTAATTTCCATCCATCTCCAACGTCATCAATTTTAACTTGTGAGTAGACTGGGGTAAATAATACTACGAATAATAACAGAAAAAATAATCTCATAATTTAATTATAAATAGTAATAATAGGGTCGAATTATAAACTAAGAATATTTATAGTCAATACTAAATAAAAATAAACCAAACAAAAAAATGCTAATGAAAAAAATTCTTCTTACCCTAACGTTCTCGTTATTAACCATTTTTGGTTTTGGGCAAACTACAACTTGTCCAACACCGTCCGCTTCGGGTGTTTACATTAACTTGGACACCTCCTATTTGGCAGGAACCGTTGTTCAAGGTTTTACAAATGTAGATTTATGTTTTTACAATAATACCTCGACAAAAATTACTGCATTCCAATTTAGAGTTTTCTACGATAACTCGGCTTTCTCAGGTATTGACACCATAACATCTTTGAACACATCTTTTGCTCAAAATCTAAAATATAGTGTAAACCAATCTGCTGGTCATGCAACAATAACTATGACGTATACAGGTAGTTTGTCCACATTTGAAATATCTTCAGGTCCAATGATTAGATTGAAGTTACGTCACGTCACAGGATTCGCATCACTTACATCAATTGCGAACATGACTTTTGGTACCGTATCTACATATCCGGCAATCGCTGCTAAACAAGATGGTACAGACAATACATTAACTCTACAAAACTATGGTGGTGTTATCGCTCCTCAAACAATGTCATTCAAAGGTACTTTTACCAACGTGACTGGTTCAGGAGCTAAAAACCTTACAGTTGCTTTGGAGAAGAAACTTAAACCAAGTGGTTCATGGGTTCAAGTGACAACTCAACTTACAAATACACAAGGTAAGTTTGTATTCAAAGACGTTTCAATTGATACTACAGGTTACTTTGTAAGAATTAAAGTACAAGGTGATACCATGAGTGTTGGAAACGTAATTTCAACAGCTGATGCTCAGAAAGTACAGGACTATGTATTAGGTACACAAACACCAACAGGGTTTAACTTCTATGCTGCTGATGTTAATGGTGATAATAGCTTAACCATCTCTGATGCTTGGGGTACATTTGGTAGAATTTCAGGTAGATTCTCTGTATGGCCTAACAGCGTAAAAGATGTTAAGTTCTTTACCGTGGCTCAATACAATACAATTAATAACT